ACCATTAATGGCTGTAGCTGATGACAACATCGACATGACAATTGCAACATTGTCTGGTGGTGCTGTTACTACAGGCAAGATCCGAATTTGGGCATGGATGATGGATTGCACAGATATGGGTAAAGACGGTACTGCTCAAGAAGTAGACCGTGATGCACTTGCATAAGTAAAACTTTAGGGGCAGGGAGACTTGCCCCTTTAGCATACCTAAAGGATTTTTGTAATGGCTACATTTGTTGCACTCACTAACGAGTTGCTTGTAAGACTTAATGAAGTAACCCTAGCTACTACTGGGGATGGATTTGCTTCAGTAAGAAGTGTGCAAGCTTTAGCTAAACAAGCAATAAATAACTCTATTAGAAATATCTTACAGACAGGCCAAGAGTGGCCTTTTCTTAAAACAACACAAACACAGACATTAATAGCAGGGACGAGACAATATTCTTTTCCTACTGATTACTCTAGGGCTGACTGGCAAACCTTCTACATTAAAAAACTTACTTCTGTAGACAACACACCAATGCACTTACCTTCTATTAGTTATGAAGAGTATACCCAAAAGTACAGGCATTTTGATGACACAGGAGATCAAACAGGTATTTCTTCTCCAACACTAGTTTATCAAACAAACGAAGAAAAATTTGGGGTTACACCTATTCCTGATAACACATATCAGATAGAATATATCTATTGGTTTTTTCCTGCAGACTTAGTAGATTTTAATGACTTAGCTGTTATTCCTAACAGATTTAAACATGTGATTATTGATGGTGCTATGATGTACATGATGAGGTTTAGATCTAATGAACAGAGTGCTGCAATGCACCAAAGCAATTTTGAGGATGGTATAAAAACAATGAGGCGAGTTCTTGTTGATGAACCCCTCAGAGTAAGATCAACAGTAGTTGATAGAGTTACTTCCTCTAACCAAGTCTTAGGTAGAGTAATGTAGTATGGCAGACAATCTAGGCTCATTTAAAGTTTTTGCTCAAGGTGGGCTGAACCTCAATCGTGATGTTCTTTCACAAGGGGAAACTCAACCTGGATCAGCTACAACACTTATAAACTACGAGACTGCTGTTACTGGTGGTTACAGACGTGTGAGTGGTTTTACTAATGCGTATGGTACAGTCACAGGAACAGGAAGTGTTCTTGGGGTAGCAGTAGCAAATGGGATCAACGATGGTATTTTAGCTGCTCGTAAACCTTCTAGTGGAAATAACTATTTACATAAATGGAACAACTCTAGCTCATCCTGGGATGCAGTAACGACTTCTGGTTCTCCTACAATGGTAGGTGTAACTAAGGTTAGATTCACAAGGTACAACTTTGGTAGCCCAAAAGTTATTCTTACAGATGGTATCAACCCTGCAGCTACCTATGATGGTACAACCTACACTCAGATTACTCACTCTGATGCCCCTACAGACCCTAAGTTTGCAGAAGTATTTCACAACCATATGTTCTTAGCAGGTGATCCTGCAGAAAATACTAACCTGTACTTTAGTGCTCCTAACGCAGAAACAGACTATGCTTCAGGAAATGGTGCAGGAGTTATTAATGTAGGATTTCCTATTGTAGCTATCAAACCTTTTCGTGATGCCTTATTTATTTTTGGTATCAACAACATAAAAAGATTAGTAGGTAGGAACTCAACTAACTTTGTACTCGAACATGTAACTAATGACCTTGGTTGTCTAGCTTCAGATAGTGTAGTTGAAATTGGTGGGGATCTACTCTTCTTATCTCAGGATGGTATTAGACCTATATCAGGTACAAACAAAATTGGTGACGTTCAGCTTGAGTCTCTATCTAAAAATATTCAGTCCTTGTTTACTGATGTTATTCTTGAAGAAGACCTAGATGCGTTATCATCTGTTGTTGTACGAAACAAATCTCAGTTCAGAATATTCTATGACGTAGATAATGCTAACGGTCTTATTGGTGGGTTACGTCTAGGACAACAGGGTGGGATTGGTTTTGAGTTTGGTCAGCTACTAGGCATCGAAGTGACTTGTGCAGACAGTGGGTACATAGGTCAATTTGAGTTTGTAATACATGGGGATAAAAGTGGTAAAGTCCACAGACAGGAACAAGGGAATAATTTTGGTGGAAACAATATTGTAAGTGTCTACCAAACACCATTCTTGCACATGCAAGATCCAGAGCAACGTAAGATTATTCATACTGTTGCTACTTACCTTAGATCAGAAGGTGATAACGAGATCATAATGTCAGTCATTTATGACTATGATGATAACACCATTCTTAATCCAACTAACTTTGCTTTGACTACTGAGGGTGCTGCTGCATTCTACAACGAAGCCATCTTTAATACGACAGCTATCTTTGATGGTAATCCTTCACCAGTGCAAAGGGTGAATGTTTCAGGGTCAGGCAAATCAGTTTCTTTTAGATATGTAACTAACGACACAAATGCTGCACACAGTATCCAAGGTATTGTTGTAACGTTTGGAGTGGGGGATAGATTATAAATGGCAGGTTATACAAGACAGAGTGCTGCTGATATTGTTGCAAGTGCAGTTATTAAAGCTGCTCCAATAGATGCAGAATTTCAACAAATACTAGCAGCATTTAATGCAAGCACAGGACACAAGCATGATGGGACAACTACAGGTGAGGGTGCTTATGTCCCACTTATTGCTGACTCAGATGCTCTTAACAAAGTTTGCATAGATACTTCTAACAATCACATCAGATTTTTTACTGAGGTATCTTCTTCTGCAGTAGAGCAAGTACGTATTCAAGATGGTGCAATTGTTCCTATTACTACAAATGATGTGGACTTTGGAACGTCTAGCTTAAAATTCAAAGATATTCACCTCGCAGGAAATGGAACTGTTGGAGGTACGTTTGGTGTCACTGGTAATGTTACCCTTGGTGGTACTCTTGGTATAACTGGTGTTACAACATTTTCTGATACTGTTTGTGTTCCTAGCTTTAAAGCTACAGGAACTTCAACACTATCAACAGTAGATATAAATGCAGGTGCAATTGATAACACAGCAATTGGTGCTACGACTGCTGCTGCAGGTGCATTCACAACTGTCTCTACTACAGGTCAGGGTACGTTTGCTTCAGTAGATATAAATGCAGGTAACATTGATGGGACTACTATTGGTGCATCTACAGCTTGTCCTGGTACTTTTTCAAGTCTTACTGCAACAACTGCAAACATTGATGGTGGGACAATTGATGGTACAGTAATAGGTGGTTCTTCTACTGCTGCAGGTTCATTCAGTGATCTTACCTCTACAGGTACATCTACTCATGCTACTGTAGATATTAATGGAGGAGCTATTGATGGGGCTACCATAGGTGGGTCTTCTGCTGCAGCCATAACTGGTACAACAGTTACAGCTAGTACTTGTTTTATAGGTAATGTCACAGGTAATGCTGCAGGATCTCACACAGGAAACTTTGATGGTACTATTGGAGCTACTACTTCCTGTCCAGTAACAGGTACAGTTATTACTGCAGATACTTGTTTTGCAGGTGCTTTAACAGGTACTGTCACAGGTAATGTTGCAGGAGATATACAAGGAAATGTTACAGGGAGTCTTGCAGGGAATGTAACATCAACAGGCACTTCTACTTTCTGTGGTCTTCAATTACTTGGTAACATGGATGCTAACAGCAAAAAGATTACTAATTTAGCTGCACCCACTGCTGATTCTGATGCTGTAAACAAATTGTATGTGGATAATGCTGTTGAGGGGCTAGACGTAAAAGGCTCTGTTAAAGGGGCTACTACTGCAAACATTACACTGTCTGGTGCTCAAACTATTGATGGTGTATCTATCACAGCAGGAGACAGAGTTCTTGTAAAAGATCAGTCTAGTGCTGAAGAGAATGGTGTTTACGTAGCTTCTGCTAGTTCATGGGCAAGGTCAGACGATGCAGATACTTGGGATAAACATGTCGGAGCTTTCTTTTTTGTAGAACAGGGTACAGCAAATGCTGATAATGGTTTTGTTGGTACTGTGGATGCAGGTGGCACTCTCAATACTACAGCTATCACTTTCGTACAATTTTCAGGTGCAGGGCAGATTACAGCAGGTACTGGTCTTACTAAGTCTGGTAATACTATTAACGTTGTTACTGCAAGTTCTGACAGGATTGTAACCAATGCTGACAATATTGATTTAGCTACTACAGGTGTAAGTGCAGGAACATTTAAGTCTGTTACTGTAGATACCTATGGACGTATTACTGCAGGTACAAATCCTACTACTTTATCTGGGTATGGTATCACAGATGCGTATACTAAGACGTGTTCTGACACACTGCTTAGTTGTAAACTGAACAAAGCAGGTGGTACGATGACAGGGGATATTACCCTTGGCTCTAACAAGATTACTTCTACTGCTACACCTGCTACTGATGATACACTGACTCGTAAGGGTTACGTAGATACTATGCTTCCTCTTGCAGGAGGTACAGTGACTGGTACTATAGACTTAGGATCTAACAAGATCACTACCACCTATACACCAACTAACAATGCTGATTTAACTACGAAAACTTATGTTGATGGTATACTTGGTTCAGCTACTGCAGCAGCCTCGTCAGCTACTGCTGCTGCCTCAAGCCAAACTGCTGCTGCTTCCTCTGCAACTGCTAGTGCCTCTTCAGCCACTGCTGCAGCATCAAGTGCTACATCTGCAGCAAGTTCATTTGATCAATTTGATGACAGATACTTGGGAAGCAAAAGCTCAGACCCCTCTGTTGACAACGATGGTGACTCTCTTTTAACAGGAGCACTCTACTACAATAGCTCTGGAAATCAGTTAAAAGTTTATACAGGATCTGCTTGGAGCAGTGCTGCCTTTACTCTTGGTGATGCCCTTACTTGTGTTCAAGAAGATACCTCTCCAACACTAGGAGGAAACCTAGCAGGTAATTCTAAGTGTATTACTGGTGTAGCCAATCTTTGTGCGACTAATCTTTGTGGTGCAGTCACAGGGGCTGTCACAGGGAATGTTACTGGTAATATTACTTCTTCTGGTACAAGTTGTTTTGCTACAGTTTGCACAACTGGTAACAGTACTCTTGTAGGAAACCTTACTGTTAATGGAAACACTACTTTAGGTAATGCAGCCAGTGATACTGTAACTCTTACAGCAGACGTTGCTTCTAATATTATTCCAAGTGCTGATAGCACTCACAGTCTAGGTGACAGTTCTAACTACTGGTCACATGGTTACATAGATGCTATCACAACAACAGGAGCAGTTGTCGTTGGGGGAGATCTAACTGTTAATGGTACGACTACTACTGTAGCTACATCAAACACAGTTGTATCAGATTCTTTAATAGAATTAGGAAATGGAACATCTGGTTCTCCATCGAATGACTCAGGTATTGTTATTGAACGTGGTAGCAGTGCCAACGCATTCATGGGTTTTGATGAATCAGCAGACAAGTTTATTGTAGGTACAGGTACATTTACTGGTGCAACTACAGGAAACCTTTCTATTACTACAGGTACACTCGTAGCTAACGTAGAGGGTAATGTAACAGGTAATGTAACAGGTAACGTTACTGGTAATGTGTCAGGATCATCTGGTTCTACAACAGGTAACGCAGCTACTGCTACTCAAGCTACAAATGCTGATACTGTTGACAGCCTACATGCAAGCAGCTTCTTGCGTAGTGATGCTGCTGACAGTGCATCAGGAACTATAACTGTAGCTACTGGCACTGATCCTGCAATTATTGCTAAATCTGATGATTGGGGTGAACAGCTAGAAGTCATACGTAACCATGCTTCATTTTGGCCTAGTGTGAAGTTTAGCAATACGTCTGGAGAAAAAGGCAAAGTATTTGTTGATACAAGCAACAATAACTTAATGTATGCTAAGGGTAGTACAAGCAACTACGAAACTGTTTGGACAAGTTTAACAGATGGTTCTGGCTCTGGCCTAGATGCTGACTTATTAGATGGTGTGCAAGGCTCTAGCTATCTGCGTAGTGATGCCAACGATACGTTCACTGGCACACTAACTGTAAGTGGCTCTGCTGTTATTGATGACATCACAATTAATGGCTCAACCATATCTGATGGTGCTGATTTTACGTTAGATGTTGAAGGCAAAATTAGTCTTGACGCAAACGATGGTGGTTATGTTCGTCTAAAAGACGATGGCACTCAGTATGGTCTTTTCTATAAATCTGGTGATGATTTTATGATTTATTCATCTGTTTCAGATGGTGACATGAAATTCACAGGAAACGATGGTGGTAATTTTTTTACTGCCCTTACTCTTGATATGTCAGCAGCAGGGGCGGCTACGTTTAACACTTCTGTAACAACACCCTATCTTTATGTTGGCACAGGGAGCAATGATGGAACATTTTATTCTGATCAAGCAGGTAGAACAGCTTTTGCTAATGGTCAGTTTTATATACAGAGTTCTGTATCGGCTTTTTACAATTATGCTTCTGCAACCTATCATGGGGATTCATCTGGTGATGCTCAATATTTTCGAGGAAATACACTCACAGGAGATAGTTGGAGTTTAACAGGTGCAGGGGCAGCATCTTTTGCGAGTGTAAACATAAACGGCAACTTAAACGCAGTTGATAATATTTATCTTGCAGATAAAATTTACCATGAGGGTGATACTGACACTTACTTACAATTTGGAACAAATGCTGCTTACCTTTACACAGGCGGCTCATACGTTGAATTTACATCAAGTGGAATTAACATTACAGATGGTTCTCTAGCTGAAGATTATGATGCTTTATCAGGAACAACTCCAACATGTGATGTAGACACTGCAGGTGCATTTAGCCTTACAATGTCAGGCAACACAACTTTTACATTTAGTGGTGCAGCTAGTGGTTACATTCAAGCTTTTGTCCTACAACTAACAGGCAACGGCTCAACAGTTACATGGCCTGGATCAGTAAAATGGGCAGGGGGTACTGCGCCAGATGCCCCTGCTAGTGGAGAGACTGATATTTTAGTTTTTCACACACGTGATGGTGGTACAAACTGGTATGGTGTACTTGCAAGTGATGCAGCTTCATAGGGAATAGCTAATGTCTTTTGGACAAAATACTTTTGGTGTAGTAGCTTTTGGTGAAAGCTCACAACAAGAAGATGCGACATTTGCAATCACAGGTGTAGCAGGTACAGGTGCTGTAACTGCAGCAGAGGGTAAGGCAGGTGCTAGTGTAGCTCTTACAGGTGTATCTGCTACAGGTACAATAGGAACACCTACTGAAGAAGGTAGAGTAACACACGGTGTTACAGGTGTATCGGGTACAAGTGCATTAGGTAGTATTGCAATTACTGGTGGTGCAGGTACTGTTATATCAGTTACAGGTGTAGCAGGTACAGGTGCAGTCAACGGCATTACATTTGGTGGTGATGCAAACGTAGCATTAACAGGTGTATCAGCTACTTGTATTACAGATGACCCTTCTGTTAACGGAGATGAAATTAC